CGAGATCGACTATGCGGAAATGTTCAAGCCGGGCCCGGGTTCATTGTGGCGTTTACCCAAGGGTGCGAAGCTTTGGGAGTCGACGCAGACGGACTTCACGGCGATTCTGAACGCGAACAAGGACGACATCGGGCATCTCGCGGCTGTGACACGGACGCCCCTGCCGACGCTCATTCCGTCCGGACAAAATCAGTCCGCCGAGGGTGCCGCGTTTGCTAAGGAAGGTTTGATCTTCAAGTCCACCGATCGGTTGGAGCGGGCGAAGTCTTCGCTGGCACTGACGATGGGTGCGGCGTTGGCGATTGAGACCGGTCAATCGGCCATCGTCGACGATGTTGAGTCGCTGTGGTTCCCGGTGGAGCGCCAGTCGCTCACCGAGCGCGCAGATGCGGCAAGCAAGGCACTGGATCTTCCGTGGCGTTCCCGGATGCTCAAGATTTGGCAGTTCAGTGCATCCGAGGTTGATGCGATGGAGTCTGAGCGTGCCGAGGACATGCTGAACGCCTCGCTGATGTACCCGACGTCTGGTGAGCGGGTTACGGTCACCGCCCCCGCGGCGATGAACTCGAGTGCGATGCAGGCCGCCGAGCAAGAGCCGACAGCACCGACGCCGGCGGCTCCGACGACACCGTATGCGAAGGCCCCGGCGAAGTGACGCTCGATCCGAGAGTCCTGGCGACTTTCAACCGGCAGACGCTGGCTGTTCGTACTCGTGTGCAGTCGTATGCGTCGGCACAGTTCGCGGCCGGGCAGTACAGGGATGCGGATATGGCACGGTTTGTGAGCCAGGTCACACCCAAGGTTCTTGCGGGCCGCCGTCAAGTGTCCGCAATGACTGACGCCTACCTGACGCAGATGCTCCAGGAATCAGGCATCAAGGCCCCGCGTCGTGGTCCGATCGACACGGCCGCGTTGCGAGGCGTGCCCGTGGAAGATGTGTACGCGCGACCGTATCAGACGGTGTGGACGGCGCTGGGCAAGGGTGACGCATTCGATGCGGCGATCAGTGCCGGTGCCGCTCGGTTGGGTGCGCTCATCGCGACGGATATGCAGATGGCGAAGACGTACACCTCCCGTGATGTCCTCTCACACTCGCGAGGCGTGACCGGCTACTTGCGGGTTCCGTCCGGCGTGAATACGTGCGCCCTGTGTGAGGCCGCGTCGACGAGGACGTACTACGTCCAAGACCTCATGCCGATCCATGCCAACTGTGGGTGCTCCGTCGAGCCCATTAAGGAAGCCTCGCGCCTGTGGACGCCCGCCGACAGTCAGGCCGTCTACGACGTCGCCGACCATGGCGAGATCGGGCCTGTCTTGGTCCGTGCCGGGGATCACTTCACCACTGCTGAGGACATCCTCGCCGCGTAACACTTCCTCGCATCACGCGAGGACCGCCCGCCATGGGCAAAACCCAACACTCCGACAGGGAGCGATCATGTCCGAATCAACCACTGAGCCGACCCCAACACCCGTGCCCGACACGAGCATGCCCGTTGCCAAGCCTGAGCCTCCCAAGGCGCCTGAGTTCAATTTCCCAACTGATAAGCCGCTGGCCGACATGACCTCGGAGCAGCAGTCGGAGTATTGGCGCGAGAAGGCACAGAAGCACGAGAAGTTGTGGAAGGCGTCGACTATCGACCCGAAGGAACTTGACGCATTGCGCGCCAGGGCCAAGCGGGCCGACGAGTTCGACGAGTCCCAGAAAACCGAGCAGCAGAAACTCACCGACAAAGCAGCCAAGGCCGAGGCCGAGACTGCCACGACACGTGGGGAACTCGCCGTCATGCGCGCAGCCGTCAAGCACGGACTGTCAGCGGATGACCTCGAACTGCTCGGAACTCACGGAACCCCCGAAGAGATTGACGCCCGGGCCGAGAAGCTCGCGGCGCGACTCAAGACGGCGGCGGCGAATAAGCCGCCTGTCGACTTCGGTGGCGGTGCTCGTGGCACGGATGTCAGCGGCGGCCCCAATTTCGAATCCCTGATTGCCGAGGCTACCAAGTCTGGCAATTTCACGCGCGTGATTGCCCTCAAAGAGCAGCAACACGCGCACCTCACCAAACCCAAGTCCTAGGAAGGACATGCCATGGCTGGCGCCGTCAGCGGTATTGCAACCACGTTCGGTCTCCCGAACTTCCACGGTGAACTCTTCTCGCTCACCCCCACGACTACGCCCCTGCTGAGCCTCTCCGGCGGTCTCTCCGGTGGCAAGCAGACCGACTCCCCCGCGTTTGAGTGGCAGACCGAGGATCTTCGCGACGCCTCCATCCGTACCCGCCTTGAGGGTGCGACCGCGCCTGCAGGTGAAGAGCGGGTCAGGGCGAACGTCGAGAACATCTGCCAGATCTACCACGAGGCTGTTGAGACCTCGTACACGAAGGCTGCCGCAACAGGCCAGTATTCGACTCCCGGGTCGGCGCCGTTCTACGGTGACGGCACGGGTGAGCCAAACCCCGTCAACGATGAGCACGCCCACCAGGTGATGCTCGCGCTGAAGTCGATTTCGCGGGACGTGAACTACGCGATGTGGCACGGCAAGAAGGTTAAGCCGACCACGAACGCGACGGCGCGCGCAATGGACGGTCTGCTGAACGTCATCACGACCAACCGCACGGTTGCGACCGAATACGTGGGCGCTTCTGCTGCCACGGACACCATCACCGTGACTCACGCGCTGGCGAACGGCGACAAGGTCACGTTCTCCGACATCGGCGCATCCACGGCACTGGCGTACAACAAGTACTACTACGTCGTGAACGTTACCGGTACGACCTCATTCAAGGTGTCGCTGACCGCTGGTGGCGCACCCATCACGATCGGCACCGCCACGGTGTCTGTCGTCAAGGCGGCCACGGCACTAACCGTTCTCATGGTCAATCAGATGTGTCAGGGCGTGTTCGACAACGGCGGCATTGTTGACGAGCAGACCGCGACCCTGTTCGTCTCGTCGCGTCAGAAGATCGCACTCACGGCGGCCTACGCCGCTGCCTACGGTCAGGCCCGCCCGTTCGGACAGACCCGCAACATCGCGGGCTTCGACCTCGACACCATCGTCACGGATTTCGGAACCCTGAACGTGGTCCTCGACCGCGCCATGGCCCCAGACGCGATGGTGATGACCTCGCTCGAGCAGATTGAGCCCGTCTTCCTCAGCGTCCCCGGAAAGGGCGTCATGTTCGAAGAGCCGCTGGCGAAGATCGGCGCGTCCGACCGCACGCAGATCTACGGCGAGGTGGGGCTGAAGTACGGCAACCCGCTTGCCCACGGGGTCCTTCGCGGCCTCGCGATCTGATCCACCTCACTAACGGGAAGGGAGCGACCGATGACTGCACTGGCAACCACCGCGGATGTCGAGAAAAGTCTCGGTCGCTCCCTTTTCACTGAGGAAATCCCGCGCGCGACCTCACTGCTCGCGCTCGCGTCGGCTCACGTCCAGGCTGACTCTGTGACGGGGTACCGGTTTGCGCCGGGCTCCTACACGGTGGGTCGCACCGTGCCGCGCATGGGCAAGATCCGCCTGCCAGGCAAAGTAGCGACCGTCACGGACGTTCGCCGGGTCGATCAGTGGACGGGTGAGGTTACTGCCCTCAGCGGTTGGACGTGGCACGGCAGCGTGGTCTACCGGATCGGCTGGCTCTCAGGCCGGGGCATGGGTGTCTATGGGCTTCCTGGCGATGGCCTGGGCGTCACCTTCGGCCTAGCTCGCGCCCGGACCCCCCTGTTCGTCGAAATCGACTTCACCATCATTGCGGCCATCCCTGACGAGATCGTGACCCTGGTCGCGGGGATCGTCGCATCGACCATGTCTGGTCCGGCCGTAGGCGTGTCTGCCGAGCACACCGGGCCGATGAGCATCTCCTACGTGAACAGCAGTGGCAAGGTATGGCTGTCCGCGTCCGACAAGGCCATCCTGGGTCGCTACAAACTACCTAGGCCCGCGATCGACATGACAGCGCACGGCGTCTGATGTTCGCATTCGGTGAGACCGTCACCGTCGTCCCCGGTCCGGTCGCGTTCGACCAGTACGGCGACCCGGTTAACCCGACGCGCACCGGTGGCAATATCACCGGTTGCGCCGTCGCACCACGCTACTCGACCGAGCCGACAGCGCGCGGTCAACAGGGAGTCATCGTCGGCCTGAGTGTTTACGCGCCGGCCGGATCCGACATTCTCTCGACCGACCTGCTCACGGTGCGCGGAAACCTCTACCAGGTTGAGGGAGAGCCTGCCGAGTGGATCAACCCGTACACCGGTCACAACTTCGGCATTGAGGTCGCAGTGAAGCGGGCGGTAGGAGCATGATCCACCTCGACTATGCGGCCATCGGCAAGATCCTCAAAGAGGACATGCGTAAGCCCATTGATGACCTTGCCGCACAGATCGCGTCCCACGTCGACGTCGGCAACGTGGAC